GCTTGATGTCAAAGGTAGCGTACTCACTACCGTTAGGCATAGAGTGCATCTCTGCGCCCATCTCACAGTAGTACTGTATGGGTAGTCCATTCTTACGCTCAATAGACTTCATCACATCGTCAATGGCAAGGATACTACCTCGGCTCTTCACGTCCATCACGAAGGGGATCTCCTGTGTAGTAAGGGACGCATCGTCAATAGCATTACCTTCCTCATCAGTAGCACCCTGCATTAGTACTGTACCGAACACAACCTTGGTACGCTTAGTGTTACGCATCAACTCTTGTGTTGCCTTAGGTAAAGACTTGAAGTCTTCGACATAACCAGACGGACGCCCTGCATTGAAGCCCCCAGTGTTATCCTTCAAGTCACCTGATAGACTGTTGACTAATACAGTTTTGATCATCTGGTTTTCATTGGAGTCCCAACGTGTCCACTGCATGCGCTGGGCGTAGATGCGGATCTTAGGAGCGGTGGCATAGGCTACCTTGTCATCCGACTGTAAGAGTTTGTATGCGCCAGCAGGTACTACGTCTACTCGAACAGACTTGCCGTTGATCTCCATGTCACCCTTTAGTGGGCTGTGGATCTGACTGAAACGTGCAAGCATTGAGCGCTTACCGCCCTTGCTTTGAGAGAGACCCATCATCTCTGCGATAGAACGTCCGTCAGTTGCTAGTGTTACTTCTGTGCTTGTCATTGTACAAGAACCTTTCTGTGTACGGGTTAAAGAGATTTAGTTATAGCACTACACGTCCACTGTGTCAAGCCAATTCGGCCCAATCTTAGCTTCTAATAGTAGTGGTACATTCATCTCTACATCGTATGCCTCAGCAATAATGTTAGTTAGATCTTCATTCATACTGTGTATGATAGCTACTACATCTTCCTTCTCCTCTGGATGTATATCTATGACTGCAGAATCGTGTACAGTATTAACCAAGCATGACTTCAAAGGCTTGAGCCTCTCATCTAACTCCATCAGTACCACGGGTACTACATCACCTGTAGCAAAGCCCTGCACTGGGTAGTTCTTGATGTTAGTCATATGGCTAATGCTGCCATTCTCTCTGCGGTGTACGTCAGGGAATGCGTACTGCCTACCGCTTACGTTAGTAATCTTCAGTAGGTTAACGGCCTCCTTCCCTAGTTTCTTGTGCCACTTAGCTACGCCTTGGTACTTCTCATTGAAGTGTGCATAGTAAGCAGCGACTGGCTTGCTCCTGCCATACCCTGTAGCCCCGAAGAGGGGTGCGAAGGTATGCTCCTTAGCTTCTTGGCGTGTGGTAGGTTCCCCTGCATCAGAGATAACCTGTGCGGTATAACTGTGCACGTCAAACCCTGTGTCAATCTCCTTCATGGCTGTCTCATCCTGTGCTAAGAACGCTGCGGTTCTGAACTCAAGCTGTGCAAAGTCAGCCTCGCAAACCAAGCCGCCCTCCCAACGTGACACAAACACTTTCTTAACCGGGAAGGTGTTACCTCGTGGCATGTTCTGCATGTTAGGGTTACGCCCACTGAACCGCCCAGTAGTTGTAGTAGTTTGAGATAGGTCTACATGAAGAAACCCATCAGGCTTAGTGAACAAGTCAATGCCATCAACAAAGTTAGACAGGTAGCTACCTACAGCGTTGAGCCTACGATAGTCTGTAAGGAACTCCACTGCATTATACATAGCCTTATTCTTAGCTGTAGCAATGAGTATCTCTAGGTTACCCTTAGACGTAGAGAAACCATTAGCACTTACCCAGTCCATGTTAGGTGCAAAGAAGCCAAGCCCTGCTAATTGAGTTAGCTGCTTCAAACGGTAGCCTCTTGCTGCACAGTCCTTACACTTGTTAGGTCTTGCATACTTAGTGCCGTCCTTCTTGATGCGGTACGTACTACCTGTACCCTCACATGTATCACAGGTATAGGCTTGTGTCTTAAAGATACGATCAGTGTTAGCTGTTACAGTAGACTTGTACTCATCTGCATTGTTAACATGATCAAAGAGTTCCACCCATTCCTTCTTAGTCTTAGGCTTCTTGCTATAGATAACATTAGACATCTGCTCTTTAGAGTTAATGTTGATAGGCGTGTCACCCATAAGGGTACGAACTTGCATATTAAGGCGTGTCTCTAGTGTTACCTTCTCACTCTCAAACTCTTTACGCACCGCATCCAACGCAGTACGATCCACCTTGAACCCACGCTGGTACATCTTACACAAGGTAACCGTAACCTTCATGCTTATGTCACGTACCTTAAGCATAGATAGGCTCTCAGGTTTAGCGAAGTCTTCCTCTTGCGCAAGGAACAACTCACGTGTTACGTGCAAGTCACCCTTAAGGTACTCTTTTAGTTCAGCTAGAGGTATCTCATCTGTGTTGTACCCCTTCTTGTAGTACTCCTTGAGTACGTCTAGCTTACGTGATGGCAGGTCACGTGCCTCAGCGCAATAGGCTAACCCTATGCCCCGCTTGACACCACGCAGCAGTAGGTACTCACCTATAAGTGTGTCATATATGTCACCATCATAAGTAAAGCCTGACTCCCATAGCCAAGGTAGGTCATGCCGTGCGTTGTGTACAATCAAAAGAGAAGTCTCATCCAGTATAGCCTGTAGTACAAACGCAGCAGTACCACTTGTATCCTTGCTCTCTTTATGATCGAAGGTAAGTATGTGCTCTTCATCCGTCTTATCTACATTGAGAGTACCCACCTGCACTAAGAAGTTACCTGTCTCCCAAGGGTCTAGCAAGTTCTTACCCCCTCGCTTAGTAGTGTTGTTCTCTACGTCTAATACTGTTCTCATCATCTCTCCTAAGCTGTGTACTGTGCTATGTCGCCGTCCAGTTCACAAGTAATACGTCCATGCCAGCCGCCATCTAGTTTGTTCTTAGCAATAGTTAAGTAGCGAGTCAAGTCCTCTTCTTCATCAACCCCCTCAACCTGTCGGTTCTTAGAGATCAACACCATTAGGTCTGCCTCTGCTGCCTTGCCTGTCTTACTGCCCTCCATCATAGACATGTTAGGTTGCACTACACCCTCAGCATCTGCACTAAGTTGTGACATCCATATCACTGCACAGTTGTATATCTTAGCGATGTTACGTGCGTGGATAGCTGCATCCTTTAGGTACACGTCAGACTTATCAGAGGTACGGCTAGCAAACTTATCGCCCATGTCTAGCACTACGATGTCTGGCTTGTAGCTTTTAACTACAGCCTCAACCCATGCCATGTCCTTACCTGTACTGTCCTTCAGTTGTATCTGCTCCTTGACCTTAGTGTAACGAGACAAGGCTAGTGCTTTGTTCTCTGTGATCTGATGGATGTTCATACTAGAGGAAGCTTGAACGTAACGTGCAGCCACACGTACTGCCTTCTCTTCGTTAGTAAGGATCAAACACCTAGCACCCTGATGAGCAAAGCCACCGGGAGAAGCAATGAGAGAGGCGTGGAAGGTGGTCTTGCCTGTGTTGGGACGTGCACCCACCATAACTAAGTGACCCCCACTGATACCCTCTACACGTTCACGTAGGCTAGGTATGTTCATCTTCCATTGTGTCTCTGTCTGGATACCCTCAAGGATAGTGTCGAGTTCAATGTCCTCGAACTGGATGTTGAGGTTGGGAGTGAAGTCATCCTTGTAGTCCTCAACTAACTTACGTAGCTTCTCTAGGTTGTTCTCCTCTCCGTTAACGTAGCTGAACCCTAGGTTAGTTACCAACTCTCCTACGTGCTGCTGGAACAAGCGAGACAGTACCTCAGTAGCAATCTCCTCGTGCATAGGTGCTTCACCGTCAATGCGCTTGAACAGGTGAGCGTATGCATCCTTGTTAGCCGTAGTCATAGTACGGTTGGCTGTAAAGAACAACGCCTCTAGTTCAGAGGGTGTGATGCTCTTGTCATACAACACCATAGCCTGATCCAGAGCCTGCTTAATCTTACGCATGTCCTTAGTGAACAACTCATCAGGGCAACGCATACCCTTGTGATTATTGTAGAACTCATGGTCCATTAGGTTGCGTAGTAATGCTGTCTCTGTCATGTTATTCATCCTCTCCCGGTCCGTACCTAATCATTTCGTAGATAGATATAACAGCTACCACAGGCCACCCTAGTGAGAACCATATGTGTGAGTAGGGTCTGTTAGGTTCAGACGGGTCTGTTATGTTGAGCATTAAGATAGCGGCCAACGCATATGTAACTACTACCCCGTATAAAAAGTCTATCATTGTATGCCTTTCATTAGTTCCAACTTAAACATACCTTCTGTTTGGTTGAGTGACGTTGCTACATCTAGCAGCTGTTGATAAGAGATTACAATAAGTTGATAGCTCCTATAGGACTCATCGTATTGCCTCAGGTACACCGCACCCTCTGTTGCTAACACAACTTCCAAGTCCTCATATGCATCCTGCTCATCTATACTGGTAACGACTGTTATGTCGTGGTCAAACTCAACTGTGAACATCTTCATCCTCCCTCACTAGTACGTGAACAATAGCTACCTTACCCTCAACACGGGCTATAACATAGTTAAGGCCCAGCTTAGTTAGGGCCAATCTTAGTTGCCCTATAGGTATCATAGCTTAGTCTCCCCGTTCAGTTGGTTGATACGCATCTGACAGTAGCGTTGTACTTTCTCCAAGTCTAGGATCTCGGACTCAACATCTGTCTTATCATCATACAACTTAAACCCTGCACGGCTAGCATACTTAATGATGTTACCACGCCAGAACTCAAAGCCGTTACGCATGATGTAGGTGATAGGCTCTATCTTCCAACGTGCATAGTGGTCTGGTTCATTGACTATGTCTTGATTGTTCCTTAACATCATATACCTTTATTGATTAGTGCTCTTACCTTGGCACGGTTACGATCTTCTGTAGTAAAAGGTTTTATGTCTGACTGTTCTACTACATGGGCGTTGTTGAATCTCAGTAGGTATGCCTCAGCCTCAGCCTTTGTGTCAAAGATCAAGGGTTTTGAATCATATGTAAAGGGGTTCTCTGCAGTGGCA